CACGCGCTCGAGGCCGGCGTGCCATTTCTGAGCGCGACCCGCGGCACGAACGCGCTCGTGATTGCGCTCCTCAACGGCCAAATTGCGTGCGGCCCGACGGCGCCGGAGCCGAATTACTTGGGCGGCTTGGGCGTGCACAGCGTGTGTCTCGCCGGCGTCCCGCCGCAAATCGGCGAGCTCGTGGGGATCCTCTTGGTCGGCTACGCCGGCCCCCCACTCGCCGAGGCCGAGCAAGAGATTGCGCGGCCGCTCCTGATCCATGCGGCCCTGGCGCTCACCGGCCGGCCGCACTGACGCGCTCGCACCAAGCCGCACCGCGACGGTGCAACGTGCAGCTTTGTGCACCCCGGGGCTTGCGCCGGGCGCGGCCAATGCGTTACAGGCCGCGCCAGGTACGGGCGGCGGGCCGGGGGCGGCATGCCGTCGACGGGGAGGGAGATAGCATGCCAGCAACCGCAAACGCCCGCCGGCGCGAGCTCCGACTCATCCAGACGGCCACCGGGGCGCCGACGCCGACCGGATGGGCCGAACATTCAGAGTACGGCTTGTGTCGCACGATCACCGGCCACGCCTGGCGGCGGCCGACCGGCTTGCGCCTCGTGAAAGGGAACGTGACGATCACGCTCACCTGCTACAACTGCCCGACGACGCGCACGGATATTGTCGCCTATCAAAGTGGCCTCGTCGACGCGCGCCGCTACGACTATCCGAAAGGGTATTGCTTGCGGCTCGGCCGCGGCGTCGCCCGGCCCGCGCGCGCCGAGCTCCGGGCGGCGTGGTTGCACCTTATGCTCGGCGGCCGCCAGCGATGAAAGCCGAGGGGCTTTTCTGTGACCATTGCGCGCGCCGCGGCCGCCAAACGCTCGCGACGGATGCGCTCACCATTCGGTCGGCGACCGGCCGCACGTGGCGCGTCGACGTGTGCCCGGCGCATTTGCTCGAGTTCGTCGGCGACTCGACGCCGGGCCTGCCCGAGGACGACGCCGGCGCGCTCTACCGGCGCACCGTGCTCGAGCTCCTCGGCGCGGCGCCCGATCATACCGTGCCGCATTTCGAGCTCGTGACGGCGTTGGGCGCGACGCCGCGCGACCGGCGCTTGGTCACGACGCTTCGCGCGCTCGCGGCCGCCGGCGCTATCGTGACGGTCAAGCGCGCGAGTACGGGCCGCAACTATCGCTTGACGCCGCACGCGGCCGAGCTCGCCACCGCGGCCGCCGAGGAGGCGCCGCCGCCGCCGACCAACGGGCACCCGCCGCGGCGCACCGGGGCCGAGAGCACGCGCATTCGCGCGGCCGTCTTGGCGACCCTCGCCGCCAAGCCCGACCAAAGCCCGGGGACGATGCGCGCCGCGCTCCGGCTTGACGCTGAGACGGAATTCAACCGCTTGCGCTGGGCGCTCGGCACCATGCGCCGCGCCGGCCTTGTCGTGAGCCGGGGCAAAACGGCAATGGCCCGCTACCGCTTGACGGCCCGAGGCGCGCAAGCGGCGAAGGCCGCCGCGGCCGCCGCGGCCGCCACGACAGATTGACGGGCCGGCGCCGGCCGGGTAGACGCGCCGGCCCGGAGGATACCAACATGGGTCGACCGTTCTATGCTGTCATCATTCCGCTCGAGGCGGGCGCACCGGAGCATCCGATTGCGCCGACGCCGCCCGGCTATCCCGATCAGGGCTTGCCCGTGCCGCCCGACTACCCGAGCCAGGGCCCGATCGGCCCGCCGCCGGGCATCTGGCCGCGGCCCCCGGGCGGCGGGCATCCGAGCCACCCGATCCACCGGCCGCCGGGGATCTGGGGCGGCGGCCGCCCGCCCGTCGATCCGGGCTACGGCGTGCCGGGGGGCCGGCCGGATCAGGGGTTGCCCGGCGGCGAGTACCCGAGCCAGGGGTTGCCGGCCGGGCCGGATCAGGGGTTGCCGCCCATCCCGCCGACCGCCGGCCATCTGCCCTGGAATCCCGGCCCCGACCACGGCGGCCCGGGCTCGCCCTCGCATCCGATCTGGCTCCCCACTCCTCCGGGCTCGCCGGATCAGGGGTTGCCCGTCGACCCGCCCGGCACCATCTGGCCGCCCATCCCGCCGAGCGGTGGGGCGCACCCGGATCAGGGGTTGCCCGGGGGCGAGCACCCGAGCCAGGGGTTGCCGGCCCCGCAACAGGGGTACCTTCTCGCCTATATCCCTAGCGTCGGGTATCGCTATATCAAGGTCGACCTTGGCGCGGGCACGGGCGCCGAGACGAAGCCGGGCGAGACGCCACAGCCCAAGTAAAGCCGCATCCTCCCGGCGCGGTCGGGGGGGCGCTCCTCCCCGACCGCCGCCCGCGCCGCCCGGTTTGACGGCGTGGCGCCCGCCCGCTACACGCGCCGGCCCGCATGAATGGGGCGGCGCCAACCGAGCAAACGACGCTCGAGCTCCTCGGGGGCGGCGTCGTGCTCACGGTGCCCGCCGGCTCTGTCGTCGAGCTCGGGCTCATCCGGCTCCGGCTCACGCGCCCCGACACCGGCCCGCCCGACGGCGCCCGGGCGGCTGTCGTGCTGCATACGGGCGGCCCGCCGCGCGCGAGTCGGACCCTGGCCTTTGTCTCGATCATGCCGGGCGCCGGGGCGGCGTTCGCCGAGGCCGCCGCCATGCCGGGCGCCCTCGAGGGGCCGGCCACCGTCACGTGCGAAACCGACGCCGACCCGACGTGGCCGTGCCGCGTGGTCGTGCGCGCGCGTTGGGCGCCCGGCCCCGAGGCGCCGCCGTGCCCTACCTGAGCTCGAGCGGCGCCTCGGCCGCCGACCCGCGCGAGGCCGCCACACAACCGATTCCCGGCGTGACGGAATGGCGGTGCCCGAAAAACGGCGTGCACGTCGTCGAAGTGCACTATACGGCCGACCCGGCCAAGCGCGACCCGGCGTGGCTCCGCGAAGCACAACGGGGCATGCCGTCCCGGGGCTGGCAACGCGAGTTTGAAATTGCGTGGGACCTCGGCGCCGGCGAGCCCGTCTTTCCCGAGTACGTGCCCGCGCTCATGCGCCGGCCCGTCACGCTCGCCCCCGGCGTGCGGCTCTTGCGCGCGTGGGATTTCGGCCACGTGTGCCCCGTCACCTTGTTTGCGCAGCAAGACGCGCACGGCCGGCTCATCTTCCTCGGCGAGCTCGTGCTCGAGTACGCCGCGCTCACGACGCAAATTGAGCGCGTCAAGGCCATGACCGTCGAGCTCCTCGGCGCCGCCGGCCCGTGCTTCGATTGCGGCGACCCGGAAGCCCGCCACGAAATGGAGCTCGGGTCTATCCGGCGCGTGCTCCTCGAGCACGGCATTTTGTTGCAAACGATCATGGCGGCGACGTCGTCATACGATGCGTTCCGCGACCGGCTCTTGCGCCGCGTGCGCGTGCCCGACGAGGCCGAGCCATCCCCCGCCGTGCTCGTGTCGCCAGCGTGCCCCATCTTGCATAGCGCGCTCGCCGGCGGCTTTGGCCGCAATGCCAAAACCGGCAAGCCGTTGGACGCGCACCCGTACAAGGACGTCTGCGACGCGGCCCGCTACCTGAACGACAACTTGCGCGGGACGCAAGCCGATTGGGTCACGCAATTGCAGCGGGTCGCCAAGGCGGATTGCGCATGGTAAACGGCGCCGCCCCGAGGGCCATGCGATGGCAGTAGGGGATACCACGGCGCGTGCCGACGACGCCGAGGCGCGCGACGACAACACGGCGCGCGACGACAAAGAGGCGGCGCCGCTCGCCCCCGCGCGGGGCGCCCCGCCCAAAAATCTCGCGCGCGATCCGGCCATCGTGGCCAAGGTCAAGGCCGAGCTCGTGCCGCTCCTCGCCCGCGTGCGCAGCGACCGGCAACGGCTCCGCGACAAGTGGTTGCGCTACTATCGCATTTGGAGCCTGACGCACGATCAACAAGGCTACCGCGGCCGCACGAACGTGTTTTTTCCGCTCGGCCGCCGCTGGATTGAGCAATGGGTGTCCCGGCTCAACCGCGATTGCTTCCCCGACTCCGAGTGGTTTGCGTGCCGCGCGTTGCGCGAAAGTTTCGAGGAGCGCGTGCCCGCAAAGTCGGCGCTCATGAATTATTGGTTTCGCCGGCACATGCGGCTCCGGCGCCATGCGTTGCCGTGGCTCCGGCAATTGGTCATGTTCGGCACGTCGCCGGTGCGCAACGTGTGGCGCGTGAGCGAGCGCGAGCAACAGGCGTTGCGCGACGTGCTCGACGAGGCCGGCGAGCCGACGGGCAAAACCAAGTCGACGGTGGAGACGGTCGCCGATTTCCTCGGGCCGACGTTTCAACCCGTCGACGTGTTCGCGTTCTACGTGTGGCCGACGACGTCGCGCACCGTCGACGACGCGACGTTGGCCTTTGAGGACATGCTGGTACCGCGCGCGCGCGTGCTCGCCCTTTCCGAGCGCCCGCTCGACCCCGACAACCCCGACGGTGACCACGTGTATGAGGGCGTCGCGCCGCTCCTCTACAAGTACGATAGCGCCGTGGCCGCGCGACTCACGAGCACGCGCACCGACAAATACGACGCGCTCGCGCAACGGCTCGCCGATAAGGGGTTCACCGCGCCGCTCGATAGCTCGTTGCCGGCCACGTTGCGGCCGCTCGATATTACCGAGTGCATGTGGACGGCCGACCTCGAGGGCGACGGCCCGCGGCGCTACCTCATCGCGCTCGGCGCCGACGAGGAAATATTGCGCGTGCAAGCCAACCCGTTTTGGCACGGCGGCACGCCGTGGTTGTGCGGCAAGTTTCAGGAAGTGGCCGAGGAGTTCTATGGGCGCGGCTTGCCCGAGCAATTCGACTACCTGCAATATTTCGTGAACGACTTGGGCAACCAAAGCGGCGACGCATTCGTGTGGGCTACCAACCCGATTGCCGTGGTCGACATGGGCGCCGTGCAGGATCCGACGTCGCTGCGCATGACGCCGGGGGCCAAGTGGTTGGCCAATCCCGCCGGCGTGCAATTCACGACGCCGCCCGACGGCGCGGCTCGCGCCGGCTTCGATGCCGTCAACGGGTTTCTCGCGATTGCCGACCGGCTCACCGCGCCGACGCCGGGCGGCGCGCTCGGCGGCGCCGCCGCCCTCGGCGAGAGTGCCGCGGGGCAACAGCTCGCCTTAGCCGAGGCCGCCGTCGACTTGCGCGCAATTGTCGAGGGGCTCGAGGATCACGTGTTTACGCCGCTCCTCGAGCGCTCCGACGTGCTCACGCAGCAATGCCTTGACCGGGACGTGGTCTTGAAAGTCGCCGGCGCCGACGGCGTCGAGCTCATGGAGCAACCCATCACGGTCGCCGACTTGGTCGGCGAGTATGAGTGGGAGTGGCTCGGCGCGTCGACTCTGCTCAATCAACAAGTGCGCGCGCAACAAATGGTGCAAGGCATGAGCGTGCTCGCGCAGCTCCCGCCCGACGCGCTCGCGGCGCAGAACAAGCAAGTCGATTGGGCGTATGTTATCAAGCAATATTGGACCATCGGCCTCGGCTTGCGCGATGCCGACCGCGTCGTGAAAGACGCCGGGCCGCCGGCCCCGTCCGATTGGCGATGGGAAAATGCGCTGGTGCGGGTCAACCGCGTCGGCGAAATTCACGTGTCACCGGCCGACGATCACCTCGAGCACGCGCGCGGGCACGGCGAGCTCCTCGAGGACACGGGCCGGCTCACGCCCGAGCAACAGCATGCCTTGACGGCGCACGTACACGAGCACGTTGGCTTGGCGATTGCGGCCGAAGTGCAAGCCACGCAAGCCGCGCTCGCCGAGCTCGCCGGCGGCGGCGGGCCGCCGAGCCCGATGGCACCGACACCCGATGGCGGCCCGATGCCCGGCGGCGGGCCACCCGCCGGGCCGGCCGACGGCGGCGCCCCGCCCGGCGCCGGGCTCGTGAAAGCGTTGGCGGGCGCCATGGGCGGCGGCGCGGGCGGCGCGGGCGGCCCGGGCGGGCCGCGGCCCCCGGCCCCGCTCGGGCCGGGCCGCGTCGGCAAGACCCGCGGCCTAGACGATCTTTTCCGGCGGCTCCCGCGAGCGCCAGGGGAGGGGAGGGCACCATGCAAGCAATCGCTCGCGCGCTCGTCGCGCTCGCCATGGTGGCGGCGCCCGCGTTCGCCGCCACCAAGACGTGCGGGCAAGGCGCCCAAACGCTCACGCCGGCGGCGTTGACGGCGACCGGGCCGACCGTCGATGAATTGCTCGCGCGGGCCGCCCCGGCCATTGCCGTGCAAGCCGTGTCGCCGACGGGCACGGCCACCGTGCGCCTCGAGATCTGTTGCGCGGCAACGTGCACGGCGGGCACGTGGGCGCCCGTCGAGGGCTCAGACATGAGCCTGACGGTGGGGGCGCCGACGCTCGCGAAAGGCGTCGCCAACCCGACGTGCCTCTATCGCGCCAACGTGACGGCGTGCACCGGGTGCTCGGTCACGGTGCCCTATTCATGCGCCGGGCCATAATTGCGGCGGCGCTCCTCGTCGGCCTCGGCGCCGGCGTCGCGGCGCGGCCGACGTCGACCGTCGGCGGCCCGGCCGCCGCCCGGCTCCCCGGCGCGCGCGGGCCGGCGTGTGCCACGTGCGGCGCGGCGACCACGACCACCACGACGCCGACCACGACCACGACGCTTGCCGGCGCCGCACCCGATTGGACGTCGGCCATGCTCGCCGTCTGGAATCTCGACGAGGATAGCGGCGCCCGCGTCGACGCCACCGGCCACGGGCATACCATGAATGCGTTTGTCGGCGTGCCGGGAAATGATGTGGTCACGAAAATGCAGGGCTCGGCGGCCTTGTTGCTCAACGGCACCAACGGTGTGCGGCGCGGCCCGGATGACGCGCTCGCCGCGCCCGCGCTCCCGGCCTCGGTCGGGTGTTGGTTTCGACCGACCGACACGTCGAACGGGTTTGAACCGCAAGAGCTCATCGGGAGCCATGACTTTAGCGTGGGCGGATTTTTCCTGACCTGGAATGATGGGAGCGCCGTCTACAATTGGAAAGCGTGTAAAGAGTCGAACCAGTGCACCACCGCCCCCACCAATGCGGTCGGCGCCGATAACGCCTTTCTGCACGTGGTCGGCGTGCTCGAGAGCGGCACGATTCGCTTTTTCGTGAACGGCACGCAACGCGGCGGCGACTCCGGCACCCCTCTCTATACGCCCAACGCGGGCGACTGGTTTTTTATCGGGCACAACCCGCAAGACGTGCGCCATTTCCAAGGGCAAATCGACGAGTGCTTTTTTTACGCGGGGAGTCTGTCGGCGGCGGCGGCGTGCCGCATTTGTTCGTGTGGCATCAGCGGCGCGCTCTGCGCATGCAGCGGCGCGGCCTTCACGGCCACCGGCCGCAACGTGAGCGCGTGCAACTCGTGCCCGCTCCCCGCCGCGTGCAACGCCGCCACGCCGCCCTAACAGGAGGGAAGCCATGTTGCTCATTCAACTCGTGGTCGTGCTCATCGTCATCGGCGTGCTGCTCTACGTCGTCGAAACCCTCTTGCCGATTGATCCGAATATCAAGCTAGTCATTCGCGTCGTGGTGCTCCTCGCCGTGATTCTCTGGCTGCTCTCCATCGTGGGCTTGATTCCCGGGAGCCCGCTCCGCATCGGCTGGCGCGTCTTGCGGCATCTGGCCTAGGGGCCGCCATGATTCACCGCGCGTATTTTTTCGACAACGTTCGGTATTACCTCGATAGCAACCGAGCGCTCGCGCCCGACCAAGTCGCCGGGCTCGAGGCGTTGCTCGGCTACTATGAGAGCCCGGCCGGCGCCGACTTCGACGATCGGATGGTGGCCTACATTCTCGCCACGACGTGGCACGAAACCGCGTTTACGATGCAACCGATTCAAGAGTACGGGGGCCAAGCGTATCTGAAATCGAAACCCTACTACCCGTGGTTTGGCCGGGGCTATGTGCAACTGACGTGGGAGGACAATTACAAACGCCAGGACCAAAAACTGGGCCTCGGCGGCGCGCTCACCCGCGACCCCGACTTGGCGTTGACGCCGCCCGTGGCGTTGCCCGTGCTCTTTGGCGGCATGCGCGACGGCGACTTTACCGGCAAGAAACTCGCCGACTTTTTCACGATCGACACAACCGACTGGTACGAGGCGCGGACGATCGTCAACGGCCACGACCGCGCGGCCGATATTGGCGCCTATGCCGAGAAGTTCTTGAACGCGCT